ATCTAACTCAAGGTGTCCAATAAGGAAGGGTGCTTCTGCTGTCTTGATGAACTCAATGGATTGGTCGTAGTTCTCTTTGTTTACCCACGGAAGAAAAGCAATATCCAAAGCACCAAAAGTCTTCACAACTGGCTCTTCGTATATGTTTAAGGCAGGAGAGTCACCGAACAACTCAGACATAGAATTGACGCGGTTAGTATTACGATAATAGACATCGTGATTTCCGAGGATGCAATGCATCTCAATACCTTCATCTTGTAATCTTTCAATGAACTTCTCTCTCACCTGATTCAGGATATTGAAATTGACAAACTTACGCCTGTCCATCAGGTCACCTGCGTGTATGATTGTGTTTATGTTGTTGTCTTTGATGTATGGAAAAAACACATCGTCAAAGAACTTCATAAAGTAATCAAGGAACACTTGAGAGTCGCCTCTCGCCCCCCAATGGGTATCATTCAGAAGGGCTATCTTCACTGTTGTCATCCTCTAAAAAATCATCAAGGGTTGATCCTGCTGATTTCTTGTCTTTGTCTTTCTTTGGTGTAAATTTGTCTATATCCGTATTTGTCAATTGTAAGTAATCTGCTTTGGCGTTTTCCGATTCGGACAGATCTACCCCTTCGACATGTTCGATCCACCTCGGGAACTTTCCTTCAACGTCCAATTCTTCAAGTAATTTGTACTTGATATACATCTGCTTTTTCTCTTTCTGAATGCGTCGAAGAAAGGCGTAGTAGATAATCTGAGTAAAGTAGGAAAATGGATTCTTTGATTTCTCTGGATTAAAATTGTGTGCGTACATTATGCAATTTTCAATTCCATCACTAATCATCTCTTCACGATACTCATAGTTCATAAAATTAGGTCTATAGGACAGGTGCGTTGCTATTTCTAAGAAACATGTTCCGATATACTCGTTTATTGGAGGTCTCGGTTCTCCTGTTTCTTCTGCTTCAATGACAAGATCTTTCCACGCAGTCATTTCCTTGCAGAATTTCTCATTATCAACATAGTGGTTTGCTTTTTTCTTGCTCATTTTATATTTCGTCCTTGACAGTTTTTCACGGGTTTGTATAATTACATGTGTTAGGTTTCAATGATTAGGGTTCTGGATTCCAATCTCTAAAATGATTGTCAATCTCAGATATATCATCATTCTCCCAATCCTTCTTGATCATTTTGTTTTTTGCTTGTTCCATAAACGATTCGATATCAAATTCATAACTATCATCGTCGTCATTATCATTAAACGAAACAATTCCACTCATTAGAAATGCCATAAACAATGCAGGTGGTACAACGAAATTCATCATCACACTCTCTGGCGGGGTTGGTTCTTCTTCGGGGGAAGGTTGCCCTGCGGGGGATGGTTGTTCTATGTTTGGGGTGGGTGGTTCTAATGCTGACTCTAAATCAGTCATTATTTTGTTTTTCATATATGTTTCCATATCGTTTGTTATTTCACCATTTTGAATCATTTCGTTTGTAATGTCTGATGCAACGTCTTCCTTTTCTAACTCGTCGAGGTAGATAGCCACTATTTCTGGTTTGGGTGCTGAATCAGAAATTATTTGTGAACGCATAACGTCGAACTGTATTTCATTTGTCATTCGCGCCCACGGTTGAAGTAACATAAATTCCTTAGTCCCGCCCATTATTGGTGTATCGAGTACGACAATTTTTGTAACCATTGGTCTATAAAGCGTGACGTATGTGTCATTTGAAGAAATGACCTGTGTAATAATTTCGTCCCCAGAAGCAAGTTTGTAGTTTCTATATGTTTCAGCCATCTTTATCTCCTTCAAGGGTTATAGTGATTGTTCTATAGTCAAATTTTTCAATATTGTAGATTTTCATTCGTTCAATGAAGTGTTTTAGCGTATGGTTGGTCCAACTTTTCCATGTCAGATCGTCCCCTATATCGTACAATTTTGCTTTGTCCTTATATTTAGACTTTCGCAGTTGTCGTCCAATGGACTGTAGTACCCGAACACGCGATTTGGAGGGTGACGCAAAAATAATGTTATGTAATCTTCTGATTGAGATGCCTGTCGAAAATGTCCCATAAGAGGCTACAATGATAGCATTATCGTTCTGTTCAGTAAGGGTTCGTACCTTTTCCCTATCTTCCGAATCTGTACCACCATACACAAAGTAAACTTCGTGGTTAGGGCACCTATCTTGAATGAGTTTGTGGAGTTGCTTACCGTGCTTTTCAACCAATTGGAAAAGGATGAGGGTGTTTCCTTTCAACTTCTCTGCCATATCTGCAATGAAATTGTTTCGGGTTTCGTTGCCCACCAACCATTCCAATTCGTCGAAATACTTGCTTTTGTTCATTTCTTTTCTAACAGCCTCTGGATGTTTGAGAAGAATGCAATCAATAGACAGTTGAGATAAAAGGTCATTCTTCATCAATTCGCTAGTCTTTATGACATTATACACTGGACCGAACAGCCCTTCAATAACTAATTTGTGGGTTTGTGTACCATCAAGGGTTCCTGTTGTTCCTATCCGATACGGGCATGTCTTCAATTTACTCATAATGCTTGTTAGGGACTTGCTCTTGAATAGATGGCACTCATCACCAAACACTGCTCCAAAATTGTCAAAGTAATTTTGTTTTAGTTTGTAGATGCTTTGCCAGGTTGAAATGACTATTCTGCTTGAATCAATTTTCTTCTTACCAGCATATACAGTATGACATTCTCTGTTTGTATCGAACGTATCATCAGCCTGAGAATATTCATTGAAGTCCTCATACATTTGTGTTACTAGCGAAATGGTAGGAACAATGATCAGGATTTTCTTTTCTGGTGGGAGGATATCGAGATAATATCGAATAAGAGCATATATGATTAGACTCTTGCCCGATGCTGTAGGGGAAAGCAGAAGACATCTATCGTTATTGATGGCGTGCTGAATTGCATCAATTTGATGATCATACGCTGTTAGGATCTCATTCTTGTATGTTGGTTGTAACTGCTCCATAACACATTTGACGACAGATTCTTTTGATATGCTGGTGGGTTTTGTTAGTTTGTCACCAACATCAATCGAATAGTTTCGTTCTTCTGCAAATGTCTTGACATAAGTGTCAAGCCCAGCAAAGAGGGTTTGACCATAGATGTTATACAGTTTGATAGTACCATCCCACATTTTGTTCTTGTATGCTGGCATAAACTGATAGCCAGGTACTTTGAATGTGAAATAGTCAGATAATTCTTGTGCTATACCTCTGTCGCATTTTACAGAGATATGCACGCTATCTTGATATTCAATAGATAAGTCGCTCATCGTTATATTTAGGGTTGAAAATTATCACCGTTCACTAGGATATTGGTTTTGCCACCAACAACACCAGACCAAACGATACATTCTACTCCCGATTCTTTCAACATCTCAATACCAATCGAAACTGATTCTTTCCATCTGTCCGGTGTTACGTCAAAGTATTGTTTATGCCCGATAACACGCTTGATACCACACTGTATAATCGCCCTTGAGCAATCAGGACAAGCAAACCACGGGCAGTACATTGTCAGCCCTTCGGTTTTGATACCGAGTCGAATTGCTTTGTACAGGACATTTCTTTCTGCATGTTCAACATAACTGTATTTGAGAGGTCTCTCCCAGTATTCGTCTTTTACTTGAATAGAGTTGGGGATGTTGTTGGATTCCATACAAATGATAGCAGATGTGTCATTCGTCAATAAGGCTGCATTTTGGGTGGATGGATCTTTTGATATATTCTTAGCATATTGGTATAGGTGTTTGAAATATACTGGGTGCATCGGATCGGTTTGGATGTTATATGCCATTGGTGAATTTCCTCCACTCGATAGCGTTTTTGATTTCCCAGCCTCTTCCATTGATGCTTTTGATGATGGAAGCGAGATAGTCTACTTTTTCTTGTTGGAGCGTGATCCTATCGGTCAACACAGAGACATCTTTGTCTGCGTATATGTACCTATCCAAATCTTGTTTGAGAACTTTCAACTGGAAGGGTTCCCACCCACGCTTGTTCAGTTCTTCTTCGGTCATTTTGCCAGAATAGAACTCCCATTTGTCTCGGAGGAGTTCTCTTTTCTCTGATTCCAGTTTCTTGAGGAAAAGCCTCTCGTCGTGGAATAAATTCAGGTACTTGTTGTGGAGTTGTGGTATCTTGATCGATTCCATATCGAGCATCGTATCGTCGATTATCACATCTTTAGCCACCATTTTACGAATATCATCTAATCTCATATAGACAGTATACCTCAATTATCAACGAAGTCAAGTCAATTCATATAACGTGAATGTCATATGATGTATACTGGAACGTAACATTGGCTGTGAGGGGCTCTGGGGCTGATGCGGTACTGTCAAATTCTAGACCACTTAGGTTTTTCGGGATTATGTTTTTGAATTGGATCCGAATATTTGGCTTCATTGCACTATTCAAAACAAACAAGTTTGCATCGGAATAGTGTTGTGGAGCATCTTCGATATCATCAAAATTCTCTTCTGTTGTAATTGACATCATCCAGTTATAGATTTCAAGCCAATTTGATAAATCTTCATCTACTAAAAATTGCATGGTGAGTTCTTCATATTCTACAGAGCCAGACCGAGGAATGGGAACAAACTGTGTTGGTTGAGGAATCATAGATACAGACACGCCTGGTAAATTTACATTTTGACAGAAGTATGTCATTGTTGAAGCCCTATCCAACTCCAATTTGAAGTAAGTGGGGAGTAGACCATTTATCTTATCTGGCTGTCTGGAACTTCGATCTTGTGGGGTGTTATTATATCCGAGCAGACTGTCTTTGTCGGTGGGTGCGGGCGGTGTGCTGCCTTGTGAACTGCCAATGTTTGCCATAATAGATCTCCTGTATTATGTATAAAAGATTAGGGGAGCCCCGAAGGACTCCCCTAATTCAATCAGATCTATTTGATCCTATCAGGCACCACTTGCAATACCGTGGAGGTTATCAACACGGAAGATGCGGTAGTAACTGTTGCTTCGACGCGCACCGATATTATCGATGGCAGAAGCAGTGGGGACTCGCGCGAATGGGTTCTCTACCATTCCATATCGAGTCTTGAACCCGATCTTGGGCTGGAAGGAATCAGCATCAACGGCTCGTACCATCTGCAAGGGGACATATGGGCAGTAGAAGATACCAGCATCATACTGGCTCTCACCGCGATATCCTGCACAGATATAGTTGGTTGTTGCATACGGATCAACATATACCTTGGTTCGTCCGTTGAGGACACCAACAAAGGTATTACCAGTATCGTCAACCTCAAGGTTTCCGAATGCTGGGGAGTGATCAAGAATACCACTCATCGAAAGAGCAGAAGCGACATCACTTGAAGTGATTACGACGTTACCCTTACCACGACGAGTTTGCTTGGCGATCTCGTTGCTCTCACGCTCGATCTGGAACATAAGTCCACGGAAGCGTTCTGCACTCCAACGACCATCGGAGTCGTTGATAAGATCGTAAACACCTTTTGTTGCTCCAGCCCCACCGTCAACAGTCGCACCCGATGAAGAGACTGCAAGATCAGATTGCTGACAACCAAGGATGGCTTGGTGGTAGATTGTGCGGATAACTTCTCGGTTAATCTCAGCAAGAATTTCGCTTGAGAGAATGTTCGAGAGTTCAGCCTCAGCATCTAAACCGTGGACTGCTTTCAAGTCCTGAGCGAGTTCGGTGCTATACTCAGCCTTGAGCATTCGGCTCTTGGCTTCGACAGCCACACGCTCGATGGAGAATGCCATCTCCTCAGGAGTTTTACCTTCTGCCTCTTCGGTTGGCATACCATCACCGAAGGTATAAGCGAATCCGGTTGTAACACCAGCACTTAGTGGATCAGAACCAGCGTGCGATCCGGCACCTGCCGCAGCAGAACCACCATCAGTACCACCAAAGTCGGTGTCTGCCTCGTTGTAGAATGCTTCTGTACCAGACTGATTGGTATAACGCGAACGCATTGCAAAGATAAGACCGGTTGGTCCTGTCATTGGCTGAACACCAGCAATGTCGTATGCAATGAGGTTAGGCATTGCGCGTCGAACGAGACTGATGAGAACTGGATCAAATCCAGCAACACCACCGGCTTGAGAGAAGTGTGGAGAACCACCAACGCCCATTGCGTTGTTTGGTGTGGCTTCCATTAGGGCTTGCTCTTGGTTTTCAAGAAGAATGGTTGTTACGTTCTTCTTATATGAAGTTGGGATCTTGGGAAGATCTTCGTGTTCGAGGACAGGCGCCCACTTCTGTTGAAGTTGCTCTGCCAATAATTGTTTTGAATCGTCCATTAGACTTTTCTCCTTGTTGAGTTTAAGATTATAATGCCTTGTTTTCAGCGTTACTAATTCGTGTTAGTGAGGATAAATACTGCCCCATTTGTGATGTGTAGGTAGTTTCGTTAAGTGTGTTCTCTTCTTCGAGTGAAGAGTCATCATAGTTCGTCGAGTTGTTGAAGTAATTCTCTTTGAGAATACCCAATTTCTCTTCATATTGCTCTGCGTTATCAAATTCAAGACCTTCGGAGAGATTACGGAGTGTTTCGACTTCTGTAGTAGTGAGTCCGTTGGTTGAACGCATAAAGGCAATAGCACATTCAAGAATGTTGGTATTTTTAACCATATCTACATTCGTTTGAAGTTGCTCGTTGAGTTTATCCTCTAGAACTTCAATCTTTTCGTTGGCTTCTGATAAAGCATCAAAACTTTCATCTGGGATATTGATGTTGTGTGCTTCAAAGAGAGTCTTGAGATCGCCAATAAACGATTCAGCAATCTCATTTTTGAGACCGTGTTCAATAGCAATTTCGTTCTCGGTTGACCATTCGCTTACGACATAATTTAGATAATCGTCGAGTTTTTCAGCAAGATCGTCACTGATTCGTTTGGTTTCGTTTTCAAGCAAACCGTCATACTCTTCTTGAATTTCTGAACGGATTGATTCGGTTCGCTCATGTAAAGCACTCTTAAAGATAACTTCAGCCTTGTTTCGGAAATCTTCAGATAGATCTTCTCCGCCGAAGAGTGCATCCATATGTTCTTTCAACGCTTCCTCGGAAGCAGCAGATGGTTTGGTATCAACACTATCTTTGTTCTCTTCTTCTTCATCTTCGTCTGCTTCGGGTTCGTTGACTTCGGCTGCACCTTCGTCGCTATGGGCGACTTGATAAAGATCCGAATCCTCAATGCTGTCAGTATCGACAGTCGGGGATTCTTTTCTTTTCTTGTTAGGTGCATCCACGTTTACAGCATCATCTTCAATGAGGGTTTCTGCCTCAAGGATTTCTTTTGCTAGTTCTAAGGCTTCGTGGTCTGACATTTTGATGTCTCCTTTGGGTGTTCTTGCTTACTATGTATAGTTTTCAGATATTTGACAGGAAGTGTTTGAATACGAGAAGTTTTGCTTTGTTCAGGATTTGCTTGTCGGATTCACTTATCGCCTTTTTGTAGTTTTCGATTAGGCGAGGATGAAGTATACCGTTGTCCCATACCCATTCTTTGCCTTCCATAATTCCATTCACGAAAGCATCGGGGGCAGAAGGATCAGCCACAATATCTACAGCAGCCAGCATAAAATCTTCCTGAACGACGTTGGTTCCACTTTTGTTTGGTTTGATAGAACCCATCCCTCTTGAAGACACACCTAGTTTGGCACCTTCGTCGATGAGATTCTTGACAATTTTACCATATGGTGTGTCCAATATCTTAGCCTTACCAATGATGTTGTTGTCATTTTCTTTGAGTTCTGTAATGAGATGAGATACACGCTCAAGATTTAGACTCGGACCTTCTGGATGACCAAGTTCCCCCATTGCTCGTTTGTTCTCAACGAGATCTTTTGTGTATCGTGATACTTCTTTAGTGAGAATCTGTTTGGGATATATTCGACCATTTCGATTCTTCTGCTCTGCTTGCATGAAGATACCTTCAATGAAGTAGTTTTTCTTAGAATCTTCGGATGATTCTGAGATTGTGCATTGAATGTCTTCGGTAGTTTCGGTAATTAGGTACATTGATTATTCCTCATCGGTTGCTGAAATATCTGTTTTGGTAATATTAGCAGATATTTCATTTTTCTTGTTTTGTACATATTCACCGGTCTTTTGATATAGTATGTTTTGTGTTTCGGAGCGTGCAGCATCTAAGTTGTCGTTGCGTAGTGCGTTGATTATGTCTTCGGTACTCATAGTGAAATTCCTTTGGTTTGGTTCTCAACAAACTCTATGATGGTTTTGTGATTCTTTTTATCTATAAAAAGCGATGCTGTAAATTTTTCTTTGTTGCTTTGTTCGAGCATATCGTATACAAGAGATATTCGTTCAATCATCGATTTATCAAGATTAATTTTCGTTCCATCATTGAGTTTTGTGGTATTCTGTAAAATGGTAGTGAAATCGAAGGATTCACCAAAGGTTTGTCGGAGTTGCTTCCATATCCAACTGTTCGGTTTTTCTAGTTCATCTTCAATATCAAACATATCAGACATAGCATATGCTGCTTCGGTGCCATTGTCGTACTTTCGTTTGTTCTTTTTGATCCATTTTGATAAATCTGATTTGGATGGTTTGGTATCTTCTTCGAGCATGAACCCTTCAAATTTCCCATCAATGTTCTCTTTTACCAATTTGCCTCTTTTGATATGTCGTCTTGCTTCTCGTTTTGCAATCTTCGGTCCAGAGAATATCTCCCAACGCTTTTCGTCAATATATGCAACTACTGGTTTAGTTCGACCAAGTCCCAGACTTTTCAAAACTACACGCTTACCAGCAACATCGAACGAATCGATGAAGATTTCTTTTTCGAGTCGGGGATCGAGAGCGATTTCTGCCGAGTCTTGCTTTAGTTCTGTTTCAGCCTCGGGTTCTTCCTCTGCTTCCTGCAACAAATCTTCTGATATTTCAGCCTTTTTGTCGTCAAGATATGAACGCACTCTCGTTTCTATGATAGACTTAGTGAGTTCTGAGAATGTTTTTTGGTCTTCTGTTTTGAGTAGTTCGTCAATTGACATCAATAGTAGTCCTCTGTAGTACCTGTGGATATGATGCCCTTTTCTCGTTCGTTTTCGATCTGAGCATCCATTTCTTTGATTTCTTCTTCGGTTTGATTCAACACATTCTTACGAATCCACTCAAGCGAATAGTATTTGCCGATATGTTCATTCATTTGACCAAGAAGGTTCATTCGTTCATTCAGAATCTCATTATTTTTGAGTTCTGTAAAATACGAATCTCTGGCATACTCAAACTTAACATCATCCTTTATCTTTTCCCACTCATCCTCCTTCATTATTCCTCGAAGCACCAGTTGGACACGAAGAGCCTGTAAGAATAATTCTGAGAACTTTGTTCGTTGTTTCTCGATAAACTTGAAGAATTTCAATTCGTCTCTGGTGATTTCTGATGATCTGCCCATATTGAAACCGTTATCGGCTTCGAGTCGGCTGATCGGTACATTCAATGCTCGATACAGTTTCTTTTTGAAGTATTCAACATCTTCCATTTCCCCAAGGTTTTCCCCGCCCTGAAGCGTGTCAATTTCTGTGCCTCTGCCACCTTCTCGTCGAGGAAGCCAAAAGTCTTCGAGCATAGACATGTGTCTTTTGTCGTCGCGTATCTCTCCGGTATTTACATCATAAACCAACTTGTTTCGGTATCGATTCATTATGTCTCGGAGATATTGTTCTGCTTTATTCTTCGGCAAGGAACCTACGTCGATATAGAAGATTCTACGCTCAGGCGCACGCGAGATACGGTAGATGACTACAGCGTCCTCGATCATACGCAGTTGGTTCAGAGGCTTGATGATCTTTTGGAGATTACCGAATACCCGTTTCTTGTCAACATCATACATTCCAGAGTGAACATAAATGATTGAATCGGTGTTGATTTTGATTCCTTCTACTGCATCAACTCCACCGAGTCGATCATCTCTGTCCTGATCGGTATATACAAAGAATTCTTCAACGTCCTTAATGACTTTGATTCCGTCGTTGCCCGTTTCCTTTTCAACTTTTCGGATCTTTCGGATTGTAGTGGCGTCAACCGGTCGCAATTCTTGGATACCTTGCTTCTTCTTCTTTGGATCAATGACAATATGAAAATACATTTTCCCGTCAATATACCATTTCCGAAATATTTCATATCCACGAACGCTAAAATGAAGGAGTTTTAGGATCTTGTTAAACTCGTCCTGCATCGATTCCTTCACCGTATCAGAAAGATCAACTAGATCTAAGTCCATCTGGACCGTTCGTTTGATGTCATCCTGAACGATAGATTCGTTTACAATGTCGTCGATGGCACTATCTACTTCTGCATGAAGAGACATCTCTCGATACTTCTTAATTAACTCAATGTCGTTTCGGATGTTTCCATCAAAATCAACATACTGACCAAAGAAATTACCCGCTTCAATCGTCGTTGCTCCGTCGTCGTAGTCAGGAGGAACGAATGAAACAGGTTTGCGAACTGTTGATTCTATACCAACTTTGTTCGCATCTTTCTTTCTACCAAATGAAAATCCAAAAAACTCTGGCATAATATAATGATTCCTTTATCAAGAAATTTCCTCAGAAGTCCAATATTGATATGAAAGTGACACAGTAAACTCAGCAAGGGTATCGTTAGTATCGAAAGCGACTTCCATAGCACCAAGATTTTTAGGCCAACAACCTATCAAGTTGTACTCTCGAATTTTCTCGCCTGCTCGATCGAGTTGAGTTACACTCCAGTCCTGAAAGAGACTATCCTCATAATCAACTTTATTTTCTAAATGATTATTCAATTCGTTGTGCCATTTTTCAAATTCCGACCGAAGTTGCATGTCCGAATCTGAAATTACTGTAATTTCCCAATCCTCAAATGTTCTATCTCCGGGAAGTTTGATTACTCTGCCTCGATACGGAACAGTAATTTCACCGACAGTTGCTGCTGGTAGTGATGCACTTTTAATCAGAAATCCTGCCAGGTTCGTATCTACCTTATCGGCTGTTTGAACCCTGAAGAGGTTCTGTCGGACTCCGCCACCCTTTAGGGCATTTGATTTATAATCGTTAATGTTTGGCATATTTATGTCTCCTGCCTGTGTTTGGGGGTTATATAATCTCTAACCCTAATTTTATGCACCCGCTACTTCGTTGAAATCAACACCAGTACCTACTGCGATAAAGTTGAGTTGGATGAAGTTGATTGATCGAGCAGGTTTGACATAAATGTCTGCAACAAACTCGTTACGATCAATGACACTGCCAGGGTTGTTTGTTTCGTCACAAACAACCTTGAAGTCGAAGATACCTCTTCGTCCTTTGATATCTCGTAAAAATGGTGTTACCATATTTACGAAACTCGCTCGGGTAAAGGCATCATTGAACTCAAACAACTTGTATTTTGCTGCGGTTGCAATTGCTTTCTCAAGGATGATAAACAAGCGTCTGACATTGATACGATCAAAAGCACTTGGCTTTCTCTGCATCGTTTTATCACCATACAACACTGTACCTTCACCGGGGAACGCCACAACTGGGTTGACGTTGTTCTTGTAAAGAGTGTCTCGGTGTGCTTGTTTGGGGTTATATGGAAGTCGAACGACACCACGGATTTGCCCACGGTTGAATCCTGCTGGACTCCACCAAGCGTCATTTGTGATTTCTGTTCGTGCTACTAACCCGGCAATATCACCGTTGAGCGGAACCCAACGATATACATCGTTATAGTTATCGTACATATACTTCCAACCACCATCAAACACACCATACGAAGATGATTTGTTGAGTGTGTTGTTATAGTAGTCTACGATGTCTGTAGTAGCAACTCCTGCTGAACTCTGTCCAACGGCATCTGCTCGGAGAGGTGAGAGGAAAGCAACGCAATCCTTTCGTGCATCACACAGATCAATCAGTTGCCCTGCAAGGGTTGCCTCTGCTGGTCCACCCAAAAGTAAGGCACAATCAACGGTCTCAGCATCTGCAAAATTATCATATCCATTCAGATATAATGAATCATTTGAATATGTACCGTTTGATCCACCAGTCATTGATGCGTAGAAGTTACGAGTAAGTTTCTCGAAGTTTTTACCGGAACCTTCACCTGTTGGTTCAATGTCGGATTCGATGTCTGATAAGAGTGAACCCCACTCTCTACCTTCACCAATACCGGCACCAGAAACACCACCAGAAACACCAATCGTGTCGGGGTGATCTCCCCACCAAATGTAATTTGATGAATTGTTGATGACATTGACATAGTAATTGCTTGTTCCATCGAACTTCTTGGCGTCCTTGGCCTTCGATACAGTGAATCGTTCAAGAACAGTCCCGCGCGTCCCGCTAAACAAACCATCTTCATCGACGACTACGATATCAATCTCATCGTCTGTTGCTGTAGCAGCCTCTGCATCTGTGGATGTTGATGGTGTTCTATCGAAATTACCAGCATATGCCCAAGTTACAGTTGCATCAGAGGTAGCACCAAGATTAGTATCTAGTGCATTTACTACTGGGGTAATGTGAATGTGTGTGGTGTCGTCATCGTCTTCTTCTTGGTGCGAAGCAGAAGCACCACCACTAAAACCAGTAACGGTATAAGAACCATTTCCTAAACTGAACACATCACCGACTGCAACTTCTCCAAGGAGACCGCCACCTTGAAGTTCCAGTGAACTAGCACCAGCACTTGCGCCAGTAATAGCATCTGTGAATGAAACGCTGTGCGTGTCAGACATCGACACCTTTAGTGAGTTACCAAGAGTACCTGGCCATTTTGCTGCCCAGTAGTACCATTCACCAGAACCACTGATACCCTCATCGGCTGCGCCTGGTCCGGTAGTTCCTAAGATTGTATCCCAATAATGGTCAGAATTCTTGATTTGAAGAGCAACATTGCTTACGGTTTCACTATCACCCCGGTCTGTGTTTGCTACAGCCGCGGCGTTATATGCGTTACTGGACACCTTACGAACAACCTGAAGACTGTTTGCATAACCAAGGAAGTTTGCTCCAGTGAAGAAATATTCGGTTGGTGCGGCGTCGTCACCTACTGTCGGTTTACCAAAAGTAGTAACAAGACCTGCTTCACCAGCAATGAGGCGTCGTTCCTCACAGGGGCCCCAGTTGAAGTAACCAGCAATACCAGCCGATGTAGTTGCTACCGCAGGGACGATATTTGTAAGATCTTTTTCTGTGACGTTTACGCCTGGACTGATTTGGAATCCCATTGCGTTTCTCCTTTGTTATAGTCTAGCGTTTCGCTATGAATCGTTGAAATGATATTTCTTTCATCATATATATAAAACCACTAGATTACATTATCCAGCCACCTTCTGTATCAACATCCCACCGTTGTCCCGAACCGTCAATGTATGTAGTCTCTTGAGAACTCAATCCATCCTCAATGAACCCAAATGGAGTCATATCATCCTCAATTTGCTTCATTTTGTCTTCGTAGAGGTCTTTACGGATATCTAAATTTGTCAATTCTTTAAAGTACGTTTGAGTTGTCAGCCACCCAAACAGAACCAACGTCATCACTAAGTCATCATGATGACCGGTTTCAGCCTGATATGACTTTTTCTTGGAAATGAACGAAACAAACTCTTTGATGATGTCGAAATCTTCGACAATCAGTTTATCTTCTTCGATCATACTTTTTAGAAGCGAGCATCCTACTCGTTTTACTGCTTCTGTGGTACGAATACCATATTGACTTTGACCAGAACCGAATCCACCATCAAGAGTTTGCCCTTTTCTACCACGGACGGTAGTTACCAGCAAATGATCATATTCTAATTCGTGGTGTAGAACATCTGCAACCTGCCCACCAATATCATTCAACTCAACAAGAATGTGTGCTTTGTTATATTGCATTGCAGCCGCATAAATTGCATTTGGATATACTAAGGGCGACATTACATTATTTCTGAATTTGGCGACTATTTGATATGGCATCGCTGTAATATCCACAACAGTAAATGCATGGTAATCTAATCCCTGACCTCTTGAAACATCCACACACATCACATAAGTGTGATCTTCTTCTGGTTCAACTAGAACATCAAATCCCTCATCATTCCTAAACACATATTCTTTGTATGTCAATTCCTTGAGTTTCTTTGATTCAATGAGAGTGTTTACACTACCTACGAAGTCACACTCAAATTCCGTTCGGAACTGTTGTTCGCTTGTATTCGCAATTGTTTCCTCTTTCCATTTTTCATCACGACCTGGAACTTGACTCCAATGAATCTCAATGGGGACATATGAACTTCTACCATTTACGGCGTCCGTCCAGAATTTATAGAATAGATTCATGCCGTGCGGTGTAGAAACCATCAATACTTTCGTTGTCTTACCAGAAGTGATGGTAGGATACACCGAACTGAAGAATTCATCAGCCACTTCGTGAGGAACGAATGCAAATTCATCAAGAAAAATCAGATTGAACGAACTACCACGAATAGCACTGGATGATGTTGCAGATGCCAAGATTCTCGAACCATTTTCTAATTCAATAGAACCCTTATTCCACTGTTCAACACCTTGCTGTAACCATTTTGGTAAATGTTCGTATGCTAATTGAAGTCTGTGTAGGAGTTCTCTTGCTGTTGCCTGCTTATTTGCAAGAATGGCAACACTTACTTCTGGATTGAAGAGAACGTAGTGTAGCAGATAAGCAATTGTAGTTGTAGATTTACCAGACTGCCTCGGTAGTTTGCAAATTACGAAACGATTTTCGTGAATGGTATTTACAATGTTCTCTTGAAAATCATACAATTCAAAATTAATCAAACCCCGATCAAGATGAATGATCTTTACATATTTTTTGATGAAGTAGATTGGATCTTGTTGACATTTTAGATATTCACCAACTTGTTCTGTGGTAAAGTCAACATTGACACCTTTTGCTTTTAGATTTGGATTACCAAGATAATGTTCAGCCTTCTCCATCATCTGTCTCTTTCACTTCTACATCAATGATATCAAAAGATTCCGATTCTTCGATGTCTGCCTCGATCATTTCTTGTTTCTGTCGTTTTAGGAGTTTTTGAAGTTCCGTTGTAGAACCAACAAACAACGAATTGTTGGTGATGTTTTGAGCCTTTTGTCCACCATCTTCTTTCCTGATCTGTTTCATTTTGTTGTGCATTTCAATGAGATCTTTGTTGACTTCCGATACAGTCTTGATCATTTGGGCTGCTACTTCATAAGCCCTTGGTGCTTCGGTTTCCGAAGCAACATTCAAAATACCATCAATCGCATCACTACCGACATCGATAATGTCTTTTAGGTTTTGCCTTACTAAATTGTAGTCTCGTTTCAATTGCATATCTTGAGGGGTAGGAACAATGGGCACACCCCCCGCATTGTCTCCAGTATGGGCAATGGGATTGTCTTCATTATGATCAATGGGTTTTATGTCCAATGCATCTGATATTTTGTCATCGACTTTTTGGTTTTCTTTCATTCTATAATTTCTCCATCGATATCAATATCACCAGCAGTGCTACCAAATGCATATTTTGTTTTGGTAGGTGTATAATTAGAAACATCTGAAGAAGCCCCAGACGGTCCCGTCACACCAACATCGGTTCTACTGAACGCACCAGTTGTTCCTGCCTCATGGGAAGTATGATCTAATAATGTAGTCTGAATCTTTTTGATGATTGCACCAGAAACGATTCTACCATAGATGTATGATTTAGCCGTAAATCCTAATGTCCAAGTGATGCTTCTTCTCGATTCAAAATCGCCCTCCCAGTCCTCCTCTGGTTGTACCGAATTGAGAACAATTGGGATATCTACTTTTCTGTTTTGTTCTGTTGGGTTGATACTTACTGTAAATTCTGGAGTGAAGTAAGGTAAAATTTGCTCCATTATTTGCAAACCGTCCCCCATAAATTTAGCCATAATATACAGGTTGAAATCAATACTATATGGGACTTCAGAATAAGAATAGTCCATAGAACTATCAGAATCTGGATCTTGTTTAGAGTATCTTTCCATTGTGTTTCTTTTACGGATAGAATCGTAGTCAATCGAGGTTATATCAAAACTCATCCGTGGAAGAACCAAGGCAACTTGACTCCCATCACCTGTTGTGATAGAACCTCCCTCATCTATACGACGAAGGTACTTTTCTTTATTCCCGTATGCTAAAGGAACTCGGATAGTTTCCTTTTCACTACCATCTGCATTATATCGCTTCACATAGCAGTTGTTGAATAGCGAACCAAAGGCAACCACTAAATTTCTAATCGATTTGTTATCAAAATGTGCAAACATCTAGTAACCCCCATCACTGAACGGATCAATGTCTGTGAAGTCAAACAAGTCATCGGCGGTGACTTGGAAATCGTCACTCATATCGAATGGATCTGGTGCAATGATTTCTGTTGTGTCTGATTGTGATGTGAATGTTCCTGTCGCTCCAGAATCCGAACCTGTCACGATATCATCCCCAGCAATCGAACCTGAAACCCCATGGACTCTAAGAGTTTTAGTTCCAGCAGTCCACAAAACTACCTTCGACGAGAAACCACCAACAGTAGTAGCAGATTCACCCACAACGAAGGTTCCTGTATAATCCGAGAATACCAGATCAATTGCAGTTTCCTGATTGGTAGTTTCAACCACATCCACATCAGACCACCCAGTATCCATATCCTCTTGACTGTACTGGAACAATTCACAGGACAGTTGGTATGTGTAAAGTTTACCTAATTGGTAGAAGGGATTCTGATGTTCTACGAATTTGATCTCGAATAAACCTTTAGACAGAGGGAAATAAATCAGATCACCCTCAAGAGGTCTAGTCATTGACAGTTCTTGCTCGAATCGCTTCTTCGATACAACAAGTGATATCGAGTCACGCACTTCTAATCCAAATTTTGAGATGAAGTCCCCATCACCCTCAAAACCATCTACATTTTCAATGTACATTTCAATTTGTGTTCCGCCCTCAAACTTGCTGATGGTGTCTTCTCCGAAGATGGGATCTTGATCAACAATAGTTCGGGGTATGTATACCATATCCTGACCGTGAATTTTGATAGATTCTATGGTCAGATCTTCAACGATCTCCTGTTCGTTGTTAGTATGTTTGAAATAAGAATTTCGTGCCATCTATTACCCTACTATGAAGCCAGGTGGTTCTTCAAATTTGACTTGAATCTCTTCTTCTAATTTCATAATCTCTTCGTGGGACTGATCAAATAACTGCTGCCCATTGAAAGACACCCCACCAGGCAGTTGAATACTTTCAAATTTTGAGAGATTAGAACCCCATTGTTTCTTGAATAGAGCGGTGACGTATTGCTTTAGTAATCTATCGTCATATACCTTAGTGAATTGTTCAGGATCGATGGTAGCCCATGCTTCGAGTGTAAGATAATCTCCAACATCAACTTCATCATCCCATTTCATATCGAGATATAGTCTCATTGTCGTTCTGGTAAAACGGAACGACTTTGCAGGATCAAGCATTTTCTGAATGAGTGCCATATTTTGTCGAATCATCGCATAGTTTGACATTGTTCCGCCGCTATGCCACCCATACCAATCTGTCAATGCCATCTGATATTTCAAATTGAACATATTGTTTGTATTGTTGGAGAATTGGAATACGTTTGACACACTCAAAACCGAATCGTCGATGTTTGATATGTCGATATAACCGTTATCGATGTCGTCCTGTGTGATAGCGTGTGTGAGGTACAATTTTTCTGCACCGTCATAGTGGTAATCTGCAAAAAACTGAAGTGCATCATCCAATCGATCCTCTAGTTGAGAATCGTCTACATTGATATCGATTACAGGAGAACCAAGACGCCGGAGAGCATAATCTTTGAGTTGCTGTCTTGATGATGGTATAGCCATATTAGGTTTCTCTCCTCTTATTCACTATATGTATAAGACAGGGAACTAAAATACAGCCTCTACTTCATAATCTTCCAATAGGTATGAAATGTCCTTCAGTCCAGTTGCCGAAATTGTTATGTTTTCACCAAGCGAACTGATTTTGATTTTGTCCCACGACACGATAATTTCGGGCGTCAATGCTTTTTGAAGATCTTCGACGAATTTCTTCTTATTGTCGTTAGACATTTCAAATACACCTTCGTCCGTTTCCTCACTATAGGTCTTTAGGAGTTCTGTCTGAATACGTTCAATTTGCTCTAGATGGGGGTTGACATCCTGTAAGAATGATTTGAATTTGAGTGTTGTTTGGATAGGCAACGGTTCATTCAATAGATGTTTGAAAGTTGGATAAGATCTATACAATTGTTCATAGGTTATTTTCATTTTGTTCTCCACTTTTTGATCTTTTTAGACAATTCCTTTGCTTTGTCTGTAATATCTATATCACCAAATAAATGCTCCCACATTGTCATAACTAATTCGTGTGTTGTGTACTCGTTTGGATCTTTTGGTTCTTGTGTCGTTTTTTCTGGGGTTGATTCGATAAGCCGTTTTTCTTTTTCTTGATCTTTCTGTACCATCAACAATTCAACTTCTCTTCGGATATACCGATCTCCATCCGGCCAAGGCATCGGTCCAGGCCGTTGATCTGAACCTGTGTAGTGTAGATGATGTACGTTAGGGATATATTCCTGTGCAACAACACCTTCTGGTAGAGCGTATTCTGGCTCGATCTCAAGAAAGAGTTCCAATTCAATTTTTCTGCTATTGATTGTTATTGTGCCATCGGCACTATGACGAAAAAACATTATATCATTCCTCTCTCACGTTGCTCCCATTTGCTGCCAATGTAGTACCACTTGTTTGTGTATCGGTGTATATTTGAGAATCAAAATCTGCATGATGACCAGTATATCCATCCGATGTGTTTGATGCAGTTGATCCGTGTACATTGATTGTAGAATCTTTAAATGCCTTATACCCATCAAATTGATTGTATCGAGATGCACTATAGTCGGAGTCCATATAGGAACCTCGTAATACTTGATATCCACTTCCGGTATTACCAACGCTTCTGCTGTAATCAACATAAGCATTTGAGTATCGTTCAGCATAGATACCATCTGGACCAGCGGGGTTGTGTCCAAATGGATGTGTGTATTCTACTGGAGATGACGCGATGCCGTTTCTATAAGATGAAAAGTAAAGACCTTTGAGACTTGACGAATTGGTGATTTTTACTCCAGAATGTCCGTTGTATGTTGCGCGGCCATCGCTTACGTCTGCTGACGAACTATCAGAAACATAAAAACCATTTACATCATTTCGGAATGCATACGAACCCGTCCGTTGGGACCAACCATATCTTTCATCTTCTACTGCGGCAGTACCACCGGCGCCAACCCATGTATACACATCATCTTTATAGTGGTTATGAAATTTTCCGGTTGAACTATCGCTTACAGAAAAACCATTTCCGCCGTTGAAACAAGATAATGATCGACGGAAATTACCATATGAATTCTTTTGGATGTCTACGCCGTTGTGGAAATTAGAAGATGATATGGAATCGTCTGCCTCAATGGTACTGGATTCTCTAATAAGATAACCAGTACTACACCCAGAAACGATTGAAGAGTTCGCTATAATATTGCTACTATCTTCTACGAGAATACCATTATAACAAGAACTGACTATTGATCCTGATGCGTCAGCATTTGAATTTCGTTTTGTTGTAATTCCGTTCTCAAAACCAACAACACACAAGTTCGTTGATGAGTTTAAAGATCCACTGTTTTGAATATTGATACCGTTTGATGAATCTTCGGGGGCAGTCCCACCCGACACACCAACAGCAAACCCAGGTCCACATACCACTAAATCTTGAATGCTGCCTAGGGCAGAACCATTTACTACGATCCCCGATCCACTATCAAAATTTAATCGACATGGATAATGTCGAACTTCGATATCAGATCGATATGGTGAATACACGGTATCCCAAGTAATACCATCGGCGCCGTGAGTAGTATCTTGAACCCAGGTCACTCCAAAATTCCCAGTTGCTCCATCACCCGAATTACCATCGGTAGGAAGACCTCCTCCCCCAGCAGTCTTTCGGTTGCCGGTTGCACCATTAACCCATATATTGCCGTATATAGAACCAACGGTATCGTTATCTTTGAACAAAGACGAGTTGGTGTTGTATCTCAGCCCTTGCGGCGTGATATAAGCAGTCGCTCCTGCACCAGAACCCCCCGAATGGGTTCCGTCTGTTCCAAGTGGGTTGTCTTGTGTTGTAGAAAATGTTGTTGGGTTATAGTGTCGGACATGCACTAATACAGAATTTGCCTTTGTACCGTTGTTATTTGAATCGAAACCAATTACTTCGTGACAACCAAATGCTAAAGTTTTTCGCAGGGAGAGTAATCCATAATCCGACGTATATCCTGCACCATCCCCTTGTGCATATTCATAATTGAAATCTGTTTCTTTTCTGGTTGATCCAGTAACGCCTCCGGCATCATAAGAAGTATCTCTAATCGAAATGAAATCCCCAACTCTAACGTCGTCGATGTCTCCAACTAGAACTTCCAGTATGTATCCGCCAGTAGCACTGTCGCCCATTGCTCGCAATGAGGTATCATAATAACCAATTCCATATAGGGAAAGCGTAGATGACACTTCACCTTTGATGTGGATTTGTGATGCTTGTGCGTGAGCAATGGAAACCTCACTCCCAGATATTTGATAATCATTCCAAATTGTGGTGGATCTATCTACTTTTTGAATCTGAATGGTTACGGTTTTTCCCTTCTTGATTCGATATAAATCAAGAAAGGCTAACGCACCCGTCAATGTTGCAAAGGGATAATCAATAGAATTGAGTTGACCGGTCGTATCGTCCCCACCAGATCCAGTTACATAAACATAACTGTCTGTACTGATTACTTCTTGTATAATAGAAGAATCTGTTGGTACGTTAATTGCACTGTTTGAATAATTGCAAACCATCTATTTATAGATCCTTATGATATTTCTGCATCTGCGGTATAATGGAATGAGATTTTATTTCGATATCCCGTTATGAGTACGGTTCCGTTTGGGTCTTCGTGCAAACAGTTTGCACAATATCGTCTAATAGCATGGATGTTTGTGTCGCTACCATACACATTTTTTACGTTATGATTTAGGTCTGAACCACTTTCATAGTGTACCATCGTATAACTGTCTTTTTCGCCTGTCTTTGGATTCCAAACGGTTGTGGTAGGCACTGCTCTTTTTCGAGTTCTATATGGCATATTGAAGTGTGCGGTTGGTACAATCACCCAGTCGTCAACTGTCCGGGCGCCCGCCCATCTAACTGTACCGGGTTGATCTGCTGTCATATATGATTTTTCATAGTAACGCTCAAGTTTCGTTAGTTCTTCTGCATAATTCATTTGAGCATATGGAGTACATACTGTGCCCGCTTCGAGTTTGACTTGTGCCAAATCCCAATAATCACCAACATTAGCACCACAATTTACCTGACCTTCAATCCCAAGCAGATTTGCATTTTGCCAAGTGTTTTCCAGTGCTTCTGGAGCAAGAAGGTTTGATGTTGAACTCATTCCCCACCAAATTCTAAGACCTGCTCGATTGCCCTTATGCCAATTGCTACTATCCCACACTGGAGTAGGAACTGTCATTGTTATTTTTTGGTATGTGTCTGCTTCTGTTATGGTATATGTTGATGCATAAGATCTCGTCCAATCTTCATTTCGGAACGTAACACTATATTTACCAACAACATTTGATTTGACCCAGAAACTAAGGGTCATTGATCCAGACATCAGCAATTTGCGGAAATCATAACCTTCAACATGATATTGCAACCCCGAATAATCGTTTCCTGACAATACAGGATCCGCCGTCGTGGTGGTAATTCTAAGAGCATATTCGATTGGTGAAGCAGTACCGAGCGGGAATATATTTGCAGCCGGTAGCGCGGCGGAAACACGTTCCATCGAATGTCGAGAACTACCAATTCGGTAATACGAGAATCTATCAGCGAGATATGTGCGATATGACATGTCTGATGTTGATGTCCCTCGCTGCCAAAAATCAAAGTTTCCGTTTAGCACAAAATTTTCATTCGTTCGGTGTGTGCTTACAAAGGCATCTCTTGTGTCATCGTATACAAGAACATCTGCGTGTCTTGCGACATTGCAGGTTTGAAATACACAGTCATCACTGTCTGTTTTTTGTGTAATATCTACATCAGCCAACTCTACCAGCAGCATATTGATAAGGGCTGCATTGGCTTGCGAGGTCGCACGGATAATCCAATTGATGGCGATAAATGGTTGCATATTATTGTGTGCTTGTCCCGAACCAGCAGGATCAACAATTACACTTTTATACCCTCTACCAGCATCATTATCATCACCAACACTTGGATTGTTGGTCATTGTAGCCCAATCGTTACTAACAAGCGGTCCATGTGTACCGATAGCGGTGCAGGTGGCGGGCGCCGGATCATGGACTCCATCATCATGCCCTACGGTATATGCACTACTATTGACAGGCACATCCCCAACTGGTCCATATGGTATACCATCAATTGTTTGTGATCGATTTACGTCGTTTGCTAATTCATCAATATATGCTTCATATTTTGCAGTATGGGTATGGGATGCCATCTCCGGTTCACTCAAGAAATGCTTTTCTTCACCACCAACATCACCGACTGTTCTGGTACTATATGCAGATGTAGTGGTGTTTACCCCAACTGGTCCCTTTCCTCTGAAATCTGGAAGACGGAACAGCACACCGTCTATTGTACCAAACGAAGAACCAAGAAGAGATGCAAGTTCTGGATAATCAGAACTAGAGAACTGGTCCCCATCACATAACAACCATCCACTCGGAACATCTACCTCTTCTTTCCCAGACCAAGGCATTATTGAACCGACAGGAGTTACTTCATTTAGTTCGACTATGCTGTTGGCTTGAAGACCGTTAGTAGAACCAAGATAATTCACTACAATTCCAAATTGAGTTGTAGTTGTGACCAACATTGCTTTTTTAATTGTTCCCGTTGCTGTCGGGGCACTGTCAGTCAATGCGCCCGGGCTGGATGTAGATAAGAAGTAAACCCTACCAACTGCAAGACCAGCCATCCCCGCAGTGCTGATTTGCCCGGCAAAAACAATCGTAAAGGTATCGGATGTTTGTGTTTCTACAATTCCGAGTGCTTCAGAGTTACATGACGAATCAGCCTGTGCTTTCACCCAAAGAGTGCCGTCGTGACGTAAAACATCACCAGCGACGAAACCGTGACCTGGTTGTTCGATAGAAGCCTTTACTCCTGCACCGGCGCCTGCTAATTGTTCAAATGCACTACTTCCCACAGTTATACTCCTAGTAAATGCTTGTGTCTATGTGATATATAGACTTCCAAAAATACTGTCCTACGTCACTGATGGGTCGATCAATTCTACCGGCATTCACCCATAAAATTCCGTCTGTGGTGCTGCCCGCAGGGACGCCTATTGGTAGATCACTAGCACCAGTCCATTCGTTTGCCGATACATCCACTGCCTCGGTAATCTTAGATGTCAGTTGGATAGTTATTGGGGTATTTCCTGTATATGGATATGGCTCTACGTCCAATTCAAACGGATAACTGGAAGTGAGACCTTCGGCTACTCCATAACCAGATCCCTGAGCGAATATTCTCTGGTAATATCGTTTTACCATCTTAGATTCTACCGAGGGGTGCCTATATTCCCAATCAGTCGCTCGCTTCCCGGCTTCTAATTGAACCCTTGATAACTCGATTCCAGCAGTAACACCAGTATCCCAATCACCGGGGAGTACCCATCGAAGTTCAAGCCAATGCCTTTTTGCAGTAGTTTCCGTACTTCCTGATGCGATTGTTTCCTCTACCGCGTTTAGTTCGTCTATTGAGAATATTTCAAATACATGTTCTTTTTGTTTCCATTCCATAGTCATATCATCAAACGTAAATCCATTATCAGTGGTACTACCATCGGACACGTTATATCCGAAACACGCAGATGCACCCCCATCATAGGTTACTCCGTCTGTAGAACCGTCTGTCACCTGCCAGAGTTGTACTCCAACATTATCTAGATTAGATGCCGTCGTTCCTCTTATCCAATAACTCAGAGTCGCATAGTTTTTAGTGTCCGGTTTGGACAAACTTCGTACATCTTCAATTCGATGAATCATCCATGCGGTGCCACCTGCTTTTCCAAGTTTCTCAACACTTATATATTTCTCGGGATGAGGAACATTCGGATTTGTGACAAGGGTGTTTGCGTCATGTCCTTTTTTGTAAACTTCAACAATCGATCCACCGTTCTCCCATGTAGCACTACCGGCATTTATATACCACATGTCTGCATTATAACCAGCATCACTATCATATGTAAACTGTGTTCCTGTTAGACCATTCCAGTCTACTGCGCCCGTTGGATACCCCATTATCAATCCGTCTTCTGCTCTTTGCCACCAGAGGAAATCACCATTAATGACTCTGTTTCGGAATTCCATATTGGGGACTTGACCAGGATCAACCAGATAATTTGTACCTGTATCGTATTGCACATCGTTTTGCCCACCAACGGCAACACCACCAGTAGCAGGAACAACTGCACCCAGATAGTTTACAAATAATGCTTCTGTGTTATTGATTGCCAGCAATACAGGTTTGCGAACCGTATCTTCTGCGGTAGGTTCTGCACTGGTGAACCCACCACTATTACCAGACCAATCTAAGAAATACACCTCACCTGATGTCATCCCACCACCGTCAAACGGCGCACCCCCAGACATCCCCGACAGATCAACAATACCATCATAAACAATCACATATTGGTCTTCTTTTGCAACCCAAGAACCTTCTATTGTGAGTCCGGGGCAATCTTCGACAATACCAATAACTTCAGCATTTACTTTATCATCACTGTGAGACTTCCCGTATGTAGTCCCATCTGGAATAAACCGTAAAACATCACCGGCGGTAAATCCATGCGAAGCATGTTGGATGAGTTTTCGATTAGTCCATCTATAATCAAGATACATATCGCCGGACATTCCCGTAGTGGGAATACCATATTGTGAAGGTTGGTGTTGGAAAGAAGATCCATATGTTGTACTACCCACAACAATGTCACCATCAAGTTCACTAATTTGTACTGTGCCCTTTTTGGTAAGGGATATAGCACTTTTAGTTATACCGGAGTTGGCATCTTCATAAAAGAATACCAATCTACCTTGAGGATCAACACCAGAACCAGATTCGGTGTTCTTTCGGATATTCCATATCTTATTTTCATTGTCGATTTGACGGAAAGTTAGATCCAAATCATCATCAACCATCGAGAACAAATCGAATGATTTATTCTCTGATAGGAACCGAGAATCAGAACTAAGCATCAGATTTATGTTAGACTTGAATGAATTGAATTTCAAACCACCGGACGTAACCGTATAGTCGTATGTAAATTCTTTGTCGCCGGATGCACCCTTGATAATGATGCCAGCCCCATCAAGATTTTGATCGTTTAGATACGCACCACTACCATCAGTTGTGTTGGATGTTGCAAGGAACATATTGATGTCGTCAATAAACAGTTCGCTTGAATTGATAACTGTGGTATCACCATCAAAGTAGATATTTCCATAAAATCGATGATCCCCGCATACACCATATGGGAGTAGATCCTTTGCAGGAATGTGTCGAATTGCACCCGTACCACTTGAGGTATCTGAGAATGCATAGTAGTCGTCTTCGTGAATCCAAGCACCAGACACACCACCAGTTGCATCAGGTAGATTTTCAAAATCTAAGGTGAGCAATTGTCTGTCTGTGCTTACGTCTGGGTTGCTTGCACCAGTAACACTAGGATCAGCAATAAATCGTAGACCATAGGTGTAGTCCGACGCTGTGATTGGGGTTGTGTCATTGTAGAATTCATTTACACCGATGTTTACTCGGAGGGTGGTGGTTCCGTCAATAGAACGATATCGGGATAACCCCCAACCACTATCAACGTCATAAATATTGATGTTGTTAACAACATCAATCATATCATTGCTTCTCAGGAACCACTCGTTGAATGTGTCTGAGAGTTGAAGAGGCTCAACATAATGGAGACTACTAATACTCATTTGTTATGTTCCTTGGTTATAGTTTCCAGAATGGATATAACGCTTTCTAATTTTCTTTCAAGTCGTTCGATTCGGTTGTTATCTACGGCTTGTTTATTGAGTTCTATATAATGATTCTTGTTGGTATTGATGATAGCATTTGAAGATGAATCCCTATACAAATACTTCTCGCCCTCCACTCGTACTCTATTTAGCATCAATCTAACCCACCTTCTTGCCATTCTTCATCAACCCCAGTAATTGCAAGTTGTGTTACAGTAAGTGGTGCAATACTCACATCATACAACGAATATGTTTTCAATTTCTTTGCCTGTGGAATGTCGCTTGTGGAATCGTCACCAGTCAATACAACTTTAGTCATAAAGGACACAAACCCATGATCGAGGGTTTGATCAGTATCGGTGAATGAAAATACATATTCATAAAAGTTGTTTTCGCCAACCCCAACCGGGTTGTAATTTGTTTCTGGGTCGAGTTCAAACCACTCTTTATTTTCAATTACGTCTTCGTTTTCTCTAAGGTATTTTGCATAAACCTTGACGTTGGTTCCGTGTGGTATGGATGCATCCAAAACAACTTTTAGTATGTTGCCCTTGGTATCCATACGAACTTGTTTTCCGATATACCGAGCAAAGCCTTCATTCTTGGTGGGGGCTGATGCTTTGATTTCGTCGGTGGTGTCTAGACTAATTTCATTTTTAGCAGCAATTAGACTTAAGCGATCAACATCTAGAACAGGCGTAAGTATTTCGTCTTCAGTTGTGAGGGTTGCACGAACAAGTTCTTTGTTGAGTGTAAGATCATATTCGTTTCTTTTTGATAGTTTGACTGTTGTGTTGGGTTGGAGTTCTACTGTCGAATCCATATCATCGACATTGAATGTAATTTCAGTCAAAGGATCTTTGATGTATTCTGACATAAGGGTAACTTCGTGAGCCTTTGGGGTTGATACGACTTCACCATCAGAATTTATGGTTGTGTCTTCTTCACCAACCAAATACAGAACACCGGCGTTTGAGACACCCGTATCATACTTTGCTCTGTTAAGTCTAAACATCAAGGAGGAGTTTGTGTTTTCTTTTCTTTCACCGTTGTTTTGTGGTTCAAAAATTGGACCAATATAGGGTTGTTTGGATACGTCGTTTATGGTAGATGTACCATCTGCGGTGATACCTTTCTTACCAAATTCGCTTGCCCACAACCTATACTTGGAACTGTTTGTTTTGAAAATTATCGCATATTCCCCGGATTCTAAGAAAATTGGACTGGTAAAGTTAAATCGTGTGTGGTTTTCTGAATTCGGACCTTTACTAGAAACAACACAATCGTTTGCATCTACCACGACTTCAGATAGAGGAATTGTGGTGGTTGGGTGAGGTACGTTATTGACGACCGGTCGCAATTCAATAGAGAATGGAAGTTCTTTATCGTCTGCTTTTTGAAAAAACAGATCGATGCTCGTTGCGAATATTCCTCTTGGGAATTTGTCTGCGTCAATTACAAATTTTTGTGCCATTGCATCAAAATAATCAGCGACATCACTCAGAACTTGCTTTTTCGACAACGACGCAGCGTCTTGCGTGATTCGTTCTTTTCTGGCACTGTCTCGTTTTGCAGAAATTTCTCTTGTTGATGTGATCTTTTCGTTGACGCTCTTGACTAAACCATTGGCTACATAGAAGTTTTCGGCTACTGTAGTAGTATCAGCAACACTATTGGTCATTGAATCACAAATCCGAATGAGCAATTTACCTGCACGGTATTTGCTGTTCTGTGGAATCTTGATCGTAACTTCTGCATTACCATTCTTGTCGGTTCTGCCATAATTACTCTTGCTTGTAATCCACGCTATTCTGGATTGTACTGCTGATGTTTCCGAAGTAGACAACCGAACACCATCGACAAAAACATAATACTTACTGTTTGGACGCATCCCAGTAGCATTACATGTGATTGTTCTTTGACGAACAAACGGGATGATGCCTTTATCAACGGTTCTACCTTTAGTTTGTTCTTTTCTGCTGTTGAGGTTTATGTTGTTGTGTGCTAGTTCATCGAGTCTCTGTTCGCCGCTTCGGTATTTCCACCAACGTCTGTCTTGTGTTCGTTCTCGAACGACACCCATCTGGTTTGCTGGAACTTTGAATCTGTTGGTGAGAAACTGTTTTCGTAATCTTCTAGGTAGATTCAGTCTGGAATTCCCCAACCAATTACGATACCACCAATTGTGGAATGCGCCCCATCCATTACGAATCCCCTTATTCTTCTTTTTAAGTCGAATGAGATAAGGATCTTTTGAACCATCCACGTTGCTCATCACTGCGGGATTTCGTGTCATATCAAACCAATCATCCGATGATGGTGATAATTTCAAGTTTCCAACCCAGTTGCTTTTTTCAAATGGATTCACAGGTACTGAAACATTTGCATCAAGGTTGTTCACTGTAGAGATATCCACGCGAGAAGGTTCCAGTGTGTATAGGTTGTCCGACGATCCAGTAACACCGCTCGACGAGAGGATAGGAGATTTGATCAGGTTGATGTTTGTCAGTGACGTTGCTGGGCGCAATGTACCAGTGTCAGGATCGATTGAAACATTGTGATCGGGATTATCAATATCAACAGATTCGGTATTGTAAAAAGAATCGACAACCATAGCATTCATGAATATGGTTTTTCCATAAGCGCCGGATTGTGATTTAGCATCGGCTTCATGAACACTTAGTTGAGTTACTTCTTCAAGTTTGGTTACTCTTTCACTTAGTTCACCAATTTGCTCCATTGTGAATCTTTGATTGTCGATATACTCGGTAGATACATCTTCGGCATTTACTGTATATGGATTCCAATATAGCAAATACAAAACCATTGCTTCTTCTGGGTTATGCTCTGGTGGAACTGGTTTGGTTGAAGGGATGCCTTCTAAGATCTTGAACTCTCTGTCCTTCGTCAGAATGAGTTTATCTACTCTTGAAACGTAGTGTTCATAATCAGAAAAGAACAGTTTGCCGTCTTGCGGTGTATAAACACCGTATACCTTACCAGCATCAGAGGCTGACACATCCCACCCACCAACTTTTATTGGGCGGAAGTCAATGACATCTGTGAGGTTTACAGTTTCGCCTGATTTTGGATTTGTGTATGATGGAATATAGTTGTATGTTGTAAATTCATTCGGTTCTGCCCATACATCTGTAGATTCTTGGACAAACGTAGCAGTCTCACCACCGTTGTTGAATTCTTTTATTTGATGATCGCTATGAATGTACGAATTTACTGTTGCTGGATATAGAACAGTACTATGATCCGTAACATCATATCCCAATTGCCATCTCTGATGATCAAAATACAGGAATTGAATTTTGAACCCGGCTCCCGCCTCAACCCAAGCGTTATCCGGTCCGGCAGTTCCACCTGCCTGTCCAGAATCTAGCACAATCGAGCCCCAATCGTACCTGTGGGGCAACTGTCCATTGTTGAGAGTGAACATATCAGTGTAGTCTTTGTTGGTTCCTAACTCTGTTACACTTTCAATCATGAATATATCAGAATAACCAAGATTGATTCCCCGGCCTCCACCGAGTCTGCTGTTCCACATTGACGATGAGTTGTCTGCGTTCGTGTTGTTGGTAATTTCGACGGTATGCCGCATTAGTACCTTCTTGCGATGATAGTGGTTGTTATCAAAAACGTCATCGTGGTTATTTCGGAGGTTAGCAAGCAAGTATGCTTTTTTGGTTCCTGTCCAAGAATCAGAAGCACTAGAACCAATTTCTATTTTTAGTTGTGCATTACCAGATTCTGTGGTGAGGGTATTTCCTCCATATGCTCCAATTGATCCAGTACTCATATCGAAAAGATATCCATCAACCGATACCAAATATTCATCAAGATTTGTTACATCGTTAATTACATCATCTACGTTTCCTTGAAACAACGATCCGGGTGGGGCAGTTACCGTACCAGTCCAAACTCCAGAAATTTCAGTGAGATCTACGGTAAAATCTGTTTGGATGTAGTAATCCAGCCCTGTAACTGTTTTTATTGTGTCCCCTTCAGGAACCTTGAAGAACAAATCTGTTTTGCCTTCTTCTTTAAGCCCAAGGTCCGCATCATACAATTTACAAATGGTTTTATTTGTGTTTGGGTCGCTTATGTAGGTGACATCTTTGATCGTTTTGCTGTTGTATTCTGATGAGAATCCCGCATCGCCCCCAAAGGAAATGTCGGTAAGATACACTCGATATAGCACCCCAACACCCAACTCTCCCACCCCAGTAGAATCCTTGGCAATATGGTATATTCTGGCACACCCAACTGGTTCCAATATACCAGATCCGGGATCTATTGTCAGGTATACCTTTTTGTATTCTTTACCAATCAACTGTGATGTAGAATCTCCGTTCATCATACCCGTTTCACCATAGAACAGTGGAGTAGTTCCGTCGAGGTTGTGTTCGACAAGGACGTAATTACCTAGATCCACATCAACCAATCTATCGTTCACAGCCCGATAGTGTCGAGATCGTTTTCCCAATAAATGTTCGGTGTTCTGGAGTTCAAACTCAAAACCACGGACATATGCTTTACCAGATTCCATTCCAATTGCAACATAATTGTACGGATCAATTCTTCCTGTTTCTTCAGGATCCCATATTTCATTGTAATCTTGTGTGTTGATTCCGAACGGAACTACGGTGTAATGCCCAGATTCGTCATAGGTGCGTCTTGCAAGAGTTTCTTCAAGTTTGGCATATTCTGGATATTTGAGTTTCTTGAAGGTTTGACCTTTGATAATCCTAGCGAACTCAAAATAATCCTCTGTGCTAAAATCAGTTCGATATCCCGATTCATCAAATATGTATGGAATTTGACTGATTTTCAAATCAATCAAATACCGATCTGCACCGGGAGCATTGTAGTTATAGGAACCCTGTGAGGGGTCTCTTAGCGACGAATCGGTTTCAGGCGAAGCAATTTCTCGGTTGATACTAAAACCAACAGACACGGTTCTATCATCAGGATTGAATACTCGTATTCCGTTTTCTTCCTCATATACTGGTAGAGTCTGTGCATCATTCAATACAAAGAAATTATCGGTATAGAAAATCCCTTGATCAATGGATACCAGAATTGCTTCTCCGGTGTGTGGAATTGTACCGATCCCCTCAGTCGCGTCACCGACAATAGTGAGCGTTGCATTTAACAAAGGATTGGTAGTTGTAATTGAGGTTGTGCCAGAATCAAAAGCAACACTATCGTCTAATGTACCTTTGATAACTTCAATAAACAGAATTTTGTACCCATCTGTACTGGTATCGTCTAGTGTGTGAATTACTTTAGCAGAAACCGTTGTTTTCTGACCGACAAGTTCATCAATTTCTTGTTCGGGAATCAAGGGCGATTGAATAGTATGTGTATATTCAATTTCAAATCCAACAAGTTCCTCAACATCAAAGGACGTAGAAGTAGCAGGATCAATCCGAATAAATTTGACTTTTCTTTCGGTTATACCACCTCCCTGTACAACAGTGCCCTCTTCAAAAATATGATCCCCGAACCTACCAATTTGGTTATTGAGAATCGTTTGTAGTTGTGTAAGTTCTCTTGCTTGCAATGCAAACCCCGGCTTGAACAAAACCTGCAAGAACTTATTTGCTTCATCAAAATCATCATAGTAGGGAGTGACGTTGAATCGTGATTTCTTATTTACTGACATATGGTGTTATCCTAGAATCCAAAGAATAGTTGATATTGTTCTCTTTGCTCTGCTCCGCGAGTGATTGGCCGCATATTTTGAAGATAAATGATATCACCAGAATTGAATAAAAGGTCTGGTTCATCAATACTATCTATATGGAAAGATGTCGAAGCGTAAGAATCGCTCCCGATATAATCATTAGCAGCAAATGTACCTTTCACATTATTTATCACTAATTCACCAGTGGTGCCGTCGTCCGATGGAGTCCAAGCAATACATAGCCCTGTGGGTTGTCCGACGCCCCCGGTCGGAGAATCCCCACCCGTAACACCAACATCAACAGTAAATGATGTGCTGTCCAATCCTGGTCCGCTAACTCCTAATATGTGGGTACATCTAAAAGTTGGTGATTCCGCTTGAACCACCTCTTCAAACCCAGCCACCTTTGCTAACCCGCTATGATGGACTGTCCAGAGATCATCAGATTCGCTGATTTCCGCTAATCCCTCACCAAACCCTGTTGCATCGCCAGGAATGGTGAATTTTCCGTTGAGGTTTTTTATTTTCAAAAGACCGTGGCGAGTTGATAGAGCAGGTCCCCAATCCTCAATAAGGGCAGTTGCTTTAGTGTGCTTACCAATGATATAGTGACCTGGTGTGAAGAGATTTTCTGGTAAAAAGGACGATTCGGTTGCACTTACTACATCTAAAAATTGAGAGATGTTCGTTGATTGTCCAGCAACCCTAAAAGGCTTTCCGTCCACATTGAGATACTCAGGATCTGTATCATTTAGTAAGGGATTTTTGATTATTCCATATTGACGCAATTCCGAATCAATGATGAAATTAGAATTTTCGGTTTTGTCTGCGTTGATCGATATGAGTAGATTATTACACTGCAATTCTTTTACAGCATCGCTTCCATGACCACCAACCGGAGAAACTATTCCTCGAAAAACTGGATCAGAACCATCTGTCGTTGTTACTCCAGCCGGTTCTAAAGCAAACCACGAATCCGTGTAATACTTGCCCGGATCAGAAACAGAAATTGATGATATTGCCTTTTGTGTTGATGATGCAACATCATACGTCAGCATATTGATGTATGCATCAGCCGACACTCCATCCCCATACACTACAAGTCTTGGAGCAATTTCATAGCGACTATTTGCAAGAACTGCTTGGTTCAACCCATCCTCAAAGGTTATGGTGTTGGTAGCGTTATCATAATCCGTAATTATTCGTCGTTGTCCGGCACCGATTCCATCAATTATGGTAATGACATAACCATTATATGCATCATCGCTGTCCGAGTGTGCATCGTTGAGTTGAATGGTGGTAGCACCCATTATTGATGTTGTTGCTGTTTTGGCATTAGGTTCGTATCGAACAATTATTTGATCATTGTCAAAGTTTACGTTGGTGCTTTCTAAGATTATATCAAGACCAGCATCTGCGGCGTTTTGCTGAACCGCCCATTGATTTTTACTTTCGATAAACGTACCATCCGATTTCATCTTCCTGACAGGAATATGATCGTCGGTGATGTAAGGTCTAGCAGATGGTGTAATGGTATACATGTATTTCCAGATATACCCATCCGCAAGAATAATATTACCATCTGTTTTTGTTCCGGTGGGTTTGATGGTAGATTCCTCATCGTCGTTGTTCCACAGACATTTATAGACATTATGTTCGTCGGTCATCACAAAGAAAGTCTTAGAAGACAAATCGACATTATCATCGTATTTGTCATAAATTGTAGAATATGTCCAGTCATTCCTATCGATCATAAAATGAGAATTGCCTGTGTCGATACTTTTCATCGCAACCATAGTACGCCAAGTATCAATTTCTTCTTCTCTGGTGTCTGTGGTATCTGGTACGTTATCCGATATGCTCCACCCGTCAGTTTTACCAACGAAAAGAAAATACTGATTAGGTGATAGAATATCAAACTCGTCCATCATTGTTTGTGCTAGATGGTGTCTGAAACTGCCTCTAAATGTTGAATTGTCGCCTGTTAATGCCATTCCTATATCGTTCCGTAATTAGTGACACTGGATGTGATTATACCGCCAGTTAGGTTGGTTGGTGATTCGAGATAAAGGAACGGTTGAATTTCAACACTAGAAAATGAAGTTCCTGTTGGTATACTATCTATACCTCGAATGTTGGGGTGTGGATAAATTACCCAATATGAACCATTCTCATCAAAATCGCCAGCATCCGCTGTTCCAACAAAACTATACGCGGCTGATGCACCAGAAAACCCATCAAGAAAGAATACACCCGAACTCAAATTCCACATAGGTCCAGTAGTTCCCGGATCCCATGTCCCACCAGAACCCAAATCATACGCAAACGTATGCCCAGCAGTTATACTGTCGCTCTGTGCGGTCCTGCCAGGATAATCGTTATACACCAAACCCCAAAATATCGCATCTCTGCCTGTTGCGCCTGTATGGTCATCCGAGCCTGATTCATCGACGGTTGGTTCGCTGGGGTTATAGCCAAACGGATACAAATCTGTTGCTGCGCTATTGTGTCTTAGATTCTCTGAGGTGTTAAATGTATACGGAGTGTAATGCCCGAGTGTAGATATTTCGTAAGCAACCCCGGAGGTATATGTTTCGGTGTTGGTTGGATGGAGTTTCTTGATGAGAATCTGGTTGAACAATTTGGTTCCGGCAGGATGAATTAAATCAAGAATAGCACCTTTATATTGCTCTAGTGTGATTTCTGTTTTTAATTCGTATGACCAGTCCTGATAGAAAAGATTATCCTGAAGATGCTTCTTTGCACTAGGATGACCGTCTCCATCAATAAAATATCCGGGATGTTCAAACAAAGTACCAGACGAAGCGGTAAATCCAGCGCCAGTTCCTGTTAGGGTGTTGACACTTACCGTGTAGTCGTCTGTGTTTCTATATCCCACTCCACTACTTCTGAGTTGAATACTTGATATTCCACCATCGTTGTTTACTGTTGAAATGATTCCTTCGGCGCCTTGACCATTGGTGCTAGACACTGCAACAACCTCACCGATTCTATATCCCCTGCCTCTTTCTACTGTACCATCATCAGTTGTATTGACAGACACAGATGTTAAAACAGGATATACCACTTCTTCATTTCCAGTTTCAAACGAAATAGTTTCGTCTGCTATAAAAACACCATTGATATCAGTTAGAAAAAGTTCAGTGGTAGTCATAGTAGGAAGTTCATACTTCCTAATACTAGATACCTTTGCGTTTGCAATAAATTTGCCTGCTTTGTTGGTTTGTGTTATGATCGTTTCAGTAGCATTCCAAATGTCTGTGTTGTGCAATGATGTAATTTTGATACTCTTTTCATCTATCCATTTACCGTCAGATGCTTTGATTATGTCTTCTTTGGGATAATAGAAATCGACTGTAGTATCATAAAGAATCCTAAAGAGGAGTTGATACGCCTTTTCTGTACCTTTTGCTTTGTAGAAATCTTTGATTCTTTTGATGAGTCTTTTTTCATCTACAGGTGATCCAGTAGTGTGATCATACGCCAACTGTTCTGGGAAACGATCAAGATATTGTGATTTAAAATGCTTGATGAATTCTGTTATTGTATGATCAATGTCTGAGAAATCTTTGAGAATGAATGTACTATACAACGCTTCCTCTTTTTGTTCCATCCATTCATAATATGCTTCCATGAATGCAACAAGTCGAGGATGATCTAACCGAATAAAATCAGGAAATTGTTCTGATACCAACGACGACACAGAAACAATACTGTCTTTTTTGACAATTGTATCACGACTTGGTAGTGCCGTGCTATTTGATTGTAATATCAATATTGACATTTACATTCCTACGTTGGGTCTGTGCTGATTCCAGGTCTACCCCGCGAGGTTTCTACTGTAGTCTTTGCTTCGGTGATTGTTGATTCTGGATCGGTAGAATCTATCGTTAGTATTTGTTTTTGGGTGGCAAATATATTGTTGTTTTGTGGTGTCGTTTTGATGGTTATGTATGTGTTGTTTGGGATGAAGAGCGGTCGGAAATCTTTAAGGGAAATTATGCCTTCTTTGTAATCTACTACACCCACATCGTCTTTTCCTGTATAGAGTATCTCTTTGTTTCCTAACGAATCAAACGAGTATATTCTCATTTCTCCATATCCATCATCTTCGAGATAAGATAGACGAATAGCATTTTCATCGTCTTTCATCACAAAGATACTACTTGAAATTATAGGCGCATCGCCGTCACGATGATGTCGAATAGAATTCCCGAATGGAATTTTATAGTTTGCTTCAACACCAACTCTCGGAGCAAATCTTTTTTCGAGTTGGATGCTGATTTCGTTGCCTATAATTGCTTCAGATGATGTGTCAATGATCTTACTAAGTTTTGAGAAGTAGAGGTCTTTATCAAACTTTTCTAGATCCCCAGAAACATAATCGTTGATGGATTGATTGACAATAGATATCATTTCATTTTTGGCTAATATGGTTTTTGCCGAGTCATATGTAAATTTGGTGTGTATTTTCATAAAGATGTAATCTGGATCAACGATCTCAGGAATCACAGAAACCACATTTGATTGCTTCAAAATGTTTTCTGAAATGTCTCGTTTCTTCAATGTGTCTATGGTTAGACCACTTTTGGGTTTTATTGCAATAAACACCTTTCCGTATTCTGGTGGGTCGTTTTCCTGACCACCCCAAACAACCACAGAATCAATATCTGGATAATCTCGAAGAAGCAACGCTTCATAGTCTCTGGTAGTTACGGATCTATTCTGTGCTTGATAACTTTTGGGTGCGTAGAATTTAATGGAATTGTTTGATTCGGGATCACCGCCGCCACCGGCAGGCGAAATCACCTTTACGACAGTATCGCTATATTGGAATATTCTTGATCCTTCTTTGTCGGTTCTGCCGAATCCGTTCGCTTCGCCACCGCTCGTACTCAAATAATCAATGATGACTACATTACCGCTCTTTGGTTTCTTTCCAACAATATCATCACCAAAGTAAATTTCATATTCACCAAGAGAAACTTCTTGGATGTGGAAGGCTTTGTCTTCTTTTTCGATTGTATTGAAATCGGACGATAGTTGCCATTTGTCTGCAAATCCCGTACTGTCCTCAATTGATTCCTGAATCCTGACATTTACAGTTGTTATGTCTGCGCTGCTTGGGATTAAAAACTTCTGATCTATGCTGTTATCGACGACATACGATATGTTTTCAAACGCGCCCTCTGCAACAACTATATTGATGGCTGCTATGTTTCCTTCTGAATCATATGTGTATGCTGCATCATCTAATGTTGAAAATAGTAAAGATGTGTTACCTTGTGTTCCTTGTATGATTGTTCCCTTTGGTATAGTATCACCTACAACCTGCGGACCCGTAGCATAAAAGTCAACAATTGCTGTTGCTGCTCTAATAGAAGACGGCGTATACCCCAAATGCTTTGCAATTGAAACAATGGAGTTTCGTTTCAAAGCACTATCGAGGAACATTTCGTTGGCTACCATATTAGTATAGAATGCCTGATAGTGTGTGTTGTACGACAACATATCCATCAGGATATTGATTCCTGCACCTTCAAAGTTGATGTCTTTAAATTCGTCTTGTTTACTGAGGTATTCTTTCAGATTCGATTTGATCGAATCAAAATCTAAATCAGACACCGACAGTTTTGCATTGAATCTTTCAGACATTATCGTATCCTTTCTATTGGCACCACAAGAGATTGAATAGTTGGGATACCTTGTACTTTAAATTCTATGGTAACTTCTAATCGATTATAGTCGTCATTTTGTATAACCGTCACGCGCTCAACATTTGCCCGTGGTTCATATAATCCAATTATCTCTTCAATTTCCTTTTTAATTTCAAACGCTGTTATTGGAGAAAAATTATCGAATAAGGAATGACGAACTTTCGATTGTATCTCGGGGTGGAATGGCTTATCAAATTTTCCGATGAAAACAAGATTGCGTATGGATCGTTTTACCGCTTCGGTATCAAATTTATGCAAAATGTCACCGGTCAATGGATGCGGTTCTAAATCTAAATCAATATCGGAATATTTTTTGTCTGTCATTACTCTATGTATTCTGTGTTGCTAATTCTGCTTCGATATATCTACGTTTTTCCTCGGCAACCAAAACCACATCCTCATCAATTACTGTATCAGCATTTACCCAAGAACACCATTCGATAGATAAACACCCAATTACACTCAATCCGTTCGCATCTCGTATGGGTATAAGCGTAAAGAGGATAACATTGTTAGATTCAAGGTGTCGTCTATAATGACAATCTGGTAAATCAGATACCGAGAAGGGGGTTGCATCATTTACAGTGACAAAATCAAGCATTTCTGCGAACATCGTCAAAAGGATATCTTGTCTTTCTGACCTTGTTTCAGAAACCCCACTCCTACAAGATTCGTGCGTAAGAGAAAATCGTTTCATTGCACTACCATCTAGGAAATATCCACCATTATGAAACTGTATTATTTGTGTTCTGGCTGATTTCGTTATGACTCTAAGTTCAGTAAGATATTCATGTATTTTTGTGTGTGTGTTGACAAATTTACGGGATGTGGGCGGATCTTTCCACATGTTCGGTTTTCGTTTATTTTGGACATGACGAATTAATGGTAATGCTAGGAATATTCCTGCAACCACTGCAACCCCCACCATTCCAATTTCTACCCAAGATCCAATAATATCTATCTCTCCAATCCTATTATCCATAAACTCTCCAATATAGATATGCTTACTCTATGTATAATCAACCGTTTGCGATTACATTGGGAGAATGAGTAGCACATTTTGATCCACAACAAACAGGATCACCCTTTCGTCCAACTTTCAAGTTGTTTGCGAATACGTTTGGCGAACCATCACAAAGAACCGAACCATGACAAGGTGGACCACAGCAATGTGGTGCCCAACTATCTGTTACTCTATGTACAGGAATGTTGTTTGCAAATACATTTGGAGAACCCTGATTGTTTGGTCTTGGCGGATAACAATCGTGTCCCGTACCAATATCACCCTTTCTATGAACTTCTGGCATTATCCGTAACTCCTTACTATTATTTTTCCGTCTGCACCATCAGCGCCTATGTGCCTACTAGGAACTCCAAATTTTCTACCACCACCGCCACCACCGCCTGGTTGTGTTCCTGTATCTGCATCTCCACTTGCCCAGGCACCTTTACCACCCGCTCCACCATTGGGGTCTGCACCACCTCCACCACCACCACCGTCATTTCCTTGATCATCTTGACCATTATTACCGTCTGTGTTTATATCTGCAAATGTTGCTACACCACCATCGCCACCATCACCACCCAATGAACCTATGCTACCACCACCACCGCCGCCTGCTTCTATCCCGAAATTTGTTATTGTTGTACTATCTCTTTTATGATGATCTAATGTTGTGTCATCTCCATCATCCCCCGCATCCCCCGTTGTTGTTCCGCCAGCACCACCCGCACCAACTTGCATTATTAATGTGTCACCAGATCGCATATCTTCTGCACCATAATAGGTTTTCTTACAGTATGCTCCGCCACCACCGCCGCCACCCGAATAATATGTTGCACCACGACCACTTCCTGTAACACTTCTTGCGGCACCACCACCACCACTCCCCCACAATTCAATTTCAATATACACTACCCCCGATGGAATAGTATAGGTTTGACTTCCCGTACTTGTATACGTTTGAGTATCAAGAAGTTGATATTGTCTTGTACTTGCGGCTTTGGCAATTCCTAACATATTTCCTCCTAACTAAAATTCATCCCACCAACAAACCCATAATAGGTTGATCCCCCATCTACAGTCAAGAACGACAACACATCCAGTCCCGTCGATAGTGTGGGTGCAGTGCCGCCCGCCCACAGTATTGTCTCGGTGTTGCCTACTGCTGCACACCCATTACAAAACAAACACTCGTCAAAAGTAAACCCCGCACCATTTTCAATATATACCGTCATTAATCCTGCTTGTCCAGACGGTGGCGCATCATAAATATACAACGAACAGTTCGGTGGTATCGCAGCACCAGTAGCGGATATCCGTTGAGTGTTACCATCTTCAAACCCAAAGAAACCAATGTAGAATTCTTCATAATCTTTTAGTGATTCGGTGTTGTTTTTTAATGTGGGTTCTATCATATCATTGCCCAACATTCCACCCGAACTTGACATCGTAATACCATCATTGAAAATAACTGGTCCGGTAATGCCTATCCTGTTAGGAACTGCACTCACGAACTCAAAATCACTTGTGCCACCAACAGTTCCATTTTCGTTATATGCGATTCTTACGTCATCAGGACCAAAATCTTCTAATTCATCAATTACAGGGCCCTGTGGTCCGACAGGATAATCTGATGGGGATATCTTCCATCCTCCAGTTACAGCACTTCCCGAATGTTGTAGGTGGGAACCATTAACAGGTTGAATGTTATCGTCAATATCAGCCATTTCAGTTAGATATAGATCATCGACCGATATCCGAATAATGTTGTTAGCCTCATTGGTGTCTAGTTTGATATTAGAACCAGACACAAACGAAATGATCCCACTATCCCTAATATACCCATCCGAAGAAACGGTAGCAGTTAATGATCCTTTGATTATTTTAGTGGTGGACCCTGCATTTTCGTAATTTGGTTTCCCTAACCTATCAGAATCCAACAACCCACTAGACGAATACCACGAATATCCTCCAAAGGCGGAGTAGGGCCCTTCTCCCGGATCTATAGTTTTTAGTTTTTCGTTTGTGGTAAAATTGATAATTTGAAAATTTACATCAGCCTGGACTATTTCTATTGGGTCGGGGACGATTGATATTTCTTTAGTGAGTTGTGCGTTTGTTCCTAATACTCCATCGTCATTTAAATTTCTAGGAGTGGGAGAGTTGCAATCTGGTATATCGCATGGGCATTCGCCAAACTCATCTTGGCAAGGAGAGTTTAAATCATCTTCACAACGAGAAAGACACCCATTGGAACCGGGACCACAATCCCAACACATATCCTGGCACTCCCGACAATGACACACTTCCTCGACGCATTCACAATCTGGGGGCGATCCACTGCACTCCAGGCACCCCCCATTGAAACATGCCACTTCATCGTCCCCACAATCAACGGGGCAGTCAGTAGTGACGACCGTTGCGCAAGCAACCCCTCCTCCGTGCGGAACACCACAATGTGGTGTCCAGAGAGCCGCACCACACACATTTTCACACGGATCTATGCAAGGAGGGCATAAATTACCCGTACACGCGAGCCATTCATTCCTCAACCCACAATAATAAGAACATTGACAATCATCTACACCATTCGCGCCCATATCACCTTGACACTTGGTGTGGACCGTGCCGCCGCCGTCCAACGGAATTTCTCGCTCTAAGCAGTCACACGGGCAACCGGGTCCGCCCCCGCCCCCGCCGTCATCTGGTGGACACCCGGTCATCGGCCTCCGTGGTTTTATTAGTTCATCATCCTCACAGTACATGTGACTCGCAGGAACATACGCACAACAGGGATAATCGCTGGGTGTGTCCCCACAACAATGGAGTGAACAGGCAGTCCCACAACAGTACTGTTGTCTGAGATCCCCTGTACACGGGTCGTAAACTTTTGGACATGGACAATCGCCGTCTGCGCACACAGGTTGTCCACTCGCTGGGGTTCCATCAGCATTTCTGGGGCAACACTTATCACCATAACAAAATTCTGTATAATCATTACAACATTCATTATTACCACAACATGTTTCATTCGCACCACAACATTTATCACCACAACACTCTTCATTCTCAATGTGACAACATTCATCACCACAACACTCTTCATTATCATTACAACATTCATTATCATTACAGCAATCTTCACATCCACAATTATCACCGCAGCATTCTGATGTATTGCAACATGTATCACCACAACAACTTACTTCTGGTCCGTCCGGACCCACGAAGAGTCCTTC